AAGAAGACTCCGCATCGTACCGAAAGAACGTCGAACAGTTGGTGCCAGCGATCATGTCCGTATTACCGCTTCGATACCGCGACCGTGTTGTAAAGAACGACTCGTTTGCTTATCGCATGGCCAGATTAGAAAAAGAGGTAAGTGAGGCGAAACAAGCTCTGATGCTCGATGCACCGAAGAAGGAAAAGTTGAAGGAGTTAGGCGAGGGGATTTTTGAGATGTTCCGTGTCGATCCGGATCTTACGGCACCGCTGCTGGCGATGGTCACAACCATGCTGGGGCAATGTGAAGACTTCAGAAAAGGCGAAAGCCGCGGTGCTCGAACACCAACGGCTTTCAGGTGCAAAAACGGAGTGTAATTGCGGAGCTAAGTATGTCAAACACAGCTGAAATTATCAATTTCCCCAACAGAACCGAACAACCGGGAGGTCGTATGGCCGACCTGTCGAACGGGTATACCAAGGTCGCTAACGAGATCCAGCAACTCAAGCCTCGTCTGAGAATGTCAGGCCGGGAGTGGCAGTGTTTTGAGGCGGTGATCTGGCTTACCTACGGCTGGAACAAGAAACAGGACCGCGTTACTAACACGGTGATTGCCGAGCTTACAGGGCTGAGTGATTCGCATGTCTCTGATGCGCTCAAATCGCTAGCTGAACGCAAAATTATCTTCAGTCAGAAGCAGGGTGTGATGAAAACGGTCGGTATAAATACTGACCTTTCAGCCTGGATTTTAGACAAACCGAAAACGGGAAAAACCTTCCCGAAATCGGGAAAAGTGTTACCGAAAACGGGAAAAGTCTTCCCGGAAACGGTAGACACCCAAGACTATAACAAGAACAATATTAAAATATCCTCGTCTCGGAATTCTGACGAATCCCGAAACCAGAAAACTCAAAAGTTTCTCTCACGCCATCCAGAAGCTGCCGCCGGGATATACACCCCGGCAGGTAAATCATGGGGATCCGCTGACGACCTCAAGGCCGCTCGCTGGATTTACGACAGGCTCCTCACCGTCAACGCATCGCTATCTGAACCCAACTGGGCTGAATGGGCAAACACCATCAGGCTGATGCGTGTCCAAGACAAGTGTACGCACTACGAAATCTGTGACCTGTTCCAGTGGGCTAACCGGGACGAATTCTGGAAAGACAACATCCTGAGCCCCTCGAGTCTGCGCAAGCAGTGGGATCAGCTCACCACCAAACGGCTGCGTGCAACCGGAACGGCAAAGCCTTCCCGGGGCGGCATTGACCTGCATAACACCGACTGGATTGACGGGGTGCTGGAATGAAAAACCTTGCCGAGAGTATTCGCGATTTTGACCGGGAACAGGCCCGCCGCGTAGCGCATAACCTGACTGAGCAGTACACCGAACGCGAACAAACGCAGCAGGTGGCGCAGATTATCAACGGGCTGTTCGTACAACTGGCGGCCGCGTTCCCGGCAAGCCTGGTTAATCGCAGCCAGGAAGACGTGAACGAGATCCGCCGTCAGTGGGTGCTGGCCTTCAAAGAAAACGGGATAAGCACCATGGAGCAGGTTGAAACCGGCATGCGCATGGTACGCCGTCAGGAACGCCCATTCCTGCCTTCGCCAGGCCAGTTCATCAAGTGGTGCAGGGAAGGGCGCTGCGTGCTTGGGATCACCACTGCTGACGTCATGGCTGAATACTGGAAGTGGCGCAAGTTGGTCTTCCGGTACCCGAGTAGTGAGCAGTATCCCTGGCCGAAGCCGGTTTTTTACCACATCTGTCTGGAACTGCGGCGTCGAGGAACTGATGGGCAACTTAGTCAGAAAGAACTCGAGCGTGAAGCCAGCGATATTCTAGATAGGTGGGAAAAGCGGGTGCTGGCCGGGAAGCCGATCCCGCCTGTTTGCAGAGCGCTGGCTGCACCGGAATCGCCGAAGGGTCCGACACCGGCGGAGTTGCTTAAGGCGAAGTACGAGAGGATGAAAACTGATGGGGGAGCATAAGGATGAAATGGTCTGCTATGAGCGAATAGCAGACTGTCACCGTGTGTGATTAAATGTTTTGTCCCAAACATAACATCCCTATTGCGAATGCTGGATCTGACATCTTTAAATCAACAACATACTCTACTTTATAAACCGTAACTCAGTAGATAACTTTGCAGCCAGAACACTCATGAGTTTATCTTCGTCCTGTAAGCGCAGTAGATACCCCGCCCATTGACCATTAGAGTTCGTGCGTAACGTCCGATTCTGGCCAGATAGAGAGTACCTGGAAAGTGTAATTAGTGGAGGAAAAAGCGCAGGTATCAACAACGTCAGTTTTTTTATGCCCTGTTCTAAGGTAGCGCTTCATGGCGTGTCTTAATGTGCATCTCTCAGGTATTCCCCCCACCGAGCAGCCAGCTTCTCTTTGTTCAGGCGGTAATGCAGTGGGGTGATCACACGGCCTTCATATTCCTCAAACTCAATGCCTGGTTTGAAATGAACAGTCATTGTCTCAGGATTAATTCCCATCTTGTTAGCGTCAAACAGGCGGTGCAGGGTTGGTGAGAGCAGAATGCCGTTACTCACGCTGTAATCGCCTTCGACCGCGCTTTCAATGTGAGCGGCATCCAGTATACCGCCCAGGTGCTTACCGGACACGGCACAGCGGTAGCCGAAGTTGTAGCAAAGTTCTGCCTTAAACTCAGCCTGGATTGCTGCGTCACGTTGACGCACCAGACGTTCGCAGGAGTCCCCTCTCAGCTCGCGGCCATCACGCAGCGGATTGGCCGCAGTGATATCCCGTACGTCAAATTCGTCCATGTATTCCGGCGTTACGGCGGTGTTTTCCAGCGTCTGGCGAAAGTTTGGGAAACGCGCTTCCAGTTTATTCACCAACTGCTCCAGCTGTACACGCTCCTCTTTAAATGGATCGTGAGTTACTTGCATTGATCCGGTCAGCTGGACAGGAGCCGTTTCGTTGATAAACTCCGGCGCGACAACAGCTGAATCATTTGCCGCTGGCGCAGCAATTGCGGCTGCTTGGTACTGTGCTAGCAGCTGCTCTGCCGTGTGGCCGCTTTCACGATGCTTATGAACGAACATCGCAAACTCGCGACGGCTTGAAATGGGAACCATCTTCATGGCCTTTTCAATACCCTTGAGCTTGCCTTTAGTGGTGGACGCTTTCGGCTTAGGTAGAGGCAGGTCGTAGCTTTTAATGGTGATCGCTGGTGTATTAACCCCTTTCAATGGCTTCTCGCTTACGCTAAAACTGGCCGCTTCCGGCTTAGCTACTGGGTTCTGATGTAATATTGCTCCAAAGGTCAGTTTCTTTTGAGGTGCGGATGACCGTGACGCGTCTCGCGCAATCGTCCACGCATCAACTTTGCTGCTAGCGGGCTTTTTTTTCAGCAGATGAAGGGTTCTGAGTTTGCCCGGTTTAGGGCGGTTCTTCACAGGAGCTGGTGCGGCTGGAGACGATCCAATCTTATCCACGCTGTCTCTGCTTTGCTGTTGATGTTCTTTGGCTCGAAGGCGTTTAACTTCCATCGTACGAGACTGGCCGACCAACGTATCTCGTTCCATATCGTACGTGATTTCAGCAACGTTTTTTCCACGTGCCAGTTGGATGGAGATATTCTTCCAAATAGAAACGCCCAAGTACTGACCTTTCTCGATCTTGAGGTTGGCCATAACCTCATCGGCTTGCTTATGACGCTGTTCTTCCAGCTTGCGTGCTGCAATCTGCTCTGGTGTTATGTTGTTTTTCGCCTTACGTTTCTTTGCCATTGTTGCCTCTTGCCTGGTAGCCACCGGGGTGATTAGTTGAAGTATGCACTTTCACCATAACTTATAGAAAACACCGGCCTCATTTTGCAGTTGTGACATATTCCCCATTCCTCAACACAAACTGATATCAACAATGTCTGCTCCTGGCAAGGAGCGGACTATCAGAGTAAGTGCGGCCCTGGGCCACACCTCTGTCAGGCCAGATCTGAACTAATCCTCAAAGCACTTCTGGCCACAATTGATGAATCTGCACTCTCTCCGGAGCAAGTCAAAGCGTTGAGGGAATGTGTTGCAAGAATCAACCTGGCAAGGGGGAAGGGGATGCAAGCGTGAGCACTATTGAATATGTGCGGTTACGTATCTTCCACCTCACCTGGGTATGTTTGAAAAAAACGAAATGTAGTATTCCATCCTTTCAAAATTTTTTATTCATCTTAAAAACATGCGTCCAATCACAATATCAGCGATTAAAAACCCTGTAAAAACTGATGGTTATAGTTGAAAGCGATACTTAAAAACATTTATTTAATGAGATTCATGCAGTATTTACGAATGGAGTTCATGTAATAACAGTTGTTTGCGAATGATTTAGCGGGTTTATGATTGTGCGTAGTTTATTTCGATAGAAAAATCAAATTTCTACCGTTCATTTTTTTACTTGCTGATTATGTTGCCCGGATTATATTTACTCATGATTTCTTTCATTAAATCATTTTTTTACAAATCCCCACATATACAGCAGAACGTTGAGAGGTTTTGATGAAATTGAATATGATAGTGAGGAGCCTTGCCTTAGCAGGTATTCTTGGCTCAGTTAGTTTGCCTCTTTTGGCTGCTGAGGCATCGAAAGACGCAACAGCACCTACGCAACAAGCTAACAATGCCTTATATAATCAACTGCCTTTCTCCGATAACACTGATTTCACCAATGCCCACAAAGGATTTATCGCTCCACTTCCTCAGGAAGTCATCAAGGGTGAGCAAGGGAATGTAATCTGGAACCCGCAACAATATTCTTTTATTAAAGAAGGTGATAAAGCCCCCGATACAGTCAACCCAAGTCTATGGCGTCAATCACAGCTGATTAATATTAGCGGTCTCTTTGAGGTCACCGAAGGTGTTTATCAGATTCGAAATCTTGACCTGTCGAATATGACAATCATCGAAGGTAAAGAAGGCATCACCGTTGTTGACCCGCTGGTGTCGGCAGAAACGGCGAAGGTCGGAATGGATCTCTATTTTAAAAATCGCGGCAAGAAACCTGTTGTAGCGATCATTTATACCCACAGCCATGTTGACCACTATGGCGGCGTGCGCGGCGTGGTGGATGAAGCCGACGTGAAGTCCGGCAAAGTTAAGGTCTACGCGCCTGCCGGGTTTATGGAAGCGGCCGTTGCCGAGAATATCATGGCGGGTAACGTGATGAGCCGCCGAGCCAGCTATATGTATGGCAACCTGCTGAAGCCAGATGCCAAAGGTCAGGTGGGTGCCGGTCTTGGGACCACGACCTCCGCCGGGACGGTCACGCTGATTGCCCCCACCAATATCATTGAAAAAGATGGTCAGAAAGAGGTCATCGACGGCCTCACCTATGATTTTATGCTCGCCCCTGGATCCGAAGCGCCGTCCGAAATGCTCTGGTATATTGAAGAGAAAAAACTCATCGAATCAGCTGAGGACGTTACCCATACCCTGCACAACACCTACTCGCTGCGCGGGGCCAAAATCCGCGAGCCGCTGCCGTGGTCGAAGTACATCAACCAGGCGATTGTGCGCTGGGGTGACAAAGCTGAAATCATCATGGCACAGCACCACTGGCCGACCTGGGGCAACGAAAACGTGGTCAAACTGCTGAAAAGCCAGCGTGATCTCTATCGTTACATCAACGACCAGACGCTGCGTATGGCGAACGAAGGGCTGACGCGCGACGAAATCGCCGCGAACTTCAAGCTCCCGGATTCACTGGCGCATACCTGGGCGAACCGCGGCTATTACGGTTCGGTGAGCCATGACGTGAAAGCCACCTATGTACTGTATCTGGGCTGGTTTGACGGCAACCCGGCGACGCTGGATGAACTGCCGCCGGAAGAAGGCGCGAAGAAATTCGTGGAGTATATGGGCGGCGCGGATGCCATCCTGAACAAAGCGAAAACCGACTTCGACCAGGGGAACTACCGCTGGGTGGCGCAGGTGGTGAGCAAAGTGGTATTTGCCGATCCAAACAACCAGGCAGCACGCAACCTAGAAGCCGATGCGCTGGAACAGCTTGGCTATCAGGCTGAATCTGGTCCGTGGCGTAACTTCTACCTGACTGGTGCGCAGGAGTTGCGTAACGGCGTGGTGAAAGGGCCAACCCCGAATACCGCCAGCCCGGATACGGTGCGCGCGATGACGCCAGAGATGTTCTTTGACTATCTGGCTGTTCATATCAATGGTCAGAAAGCCGGTGATGCTAAATCGGTGTTTAACATCGATTTGGGCAGCGATGGAGGCAAATATAAGCTGGAGCTGGAAAATGGTGTGCTGAACCATACGGCCAACGCTGAGGCTAAGGACGCTGATGCAACAGTGACTCTTAATAGGGACACGTTGAACAAAATTATCCTGAAAGAGGTTACGCTCAAGCAGGCCCAAGACAGCGGTGATGTGAAAATTACCGGCGATGGAGCGAAACTCGACGCTATGCTCGGTTATATGGATAAATTTGATTTCTGGTTCAATATCGTTACGCCTTAAAACTTTCCCCTGCGGGAGACCTCTCTCGCAGGGGAATTTATTCCAGTAGTTAGCATTCGGCATGTTGCTATTTAACTGCTCGGTGAAATTGTTCATTCA